GCAAACCTTTGCGAGGCAGACCTTTGCGGGGCAAACCTTCGCGGGGCAAACCTTCGCGGGGCAGACCTTTGCGGGGCAAACCTTCGCGGGGCAGACCTTTACGGGGCAAATGGAATTCACGAAATAGCCAAAGCGCAAACGCTTATTACTCCAGAAGGTGACATTATAGGGTGGAAAAAGTGCAAAGGTGGCGTGATTGTTAAGCTAATGATCCCGTCATCTGCAAAGCGCCACAACGCTACTGGCCGAAAGTGTCGCGCGGAATACGCTGATGTTCTGGAAGTGATCGGATCGGAAGTCGGTATTTCACAACATGACGGAAAGACAGAATACCGCGTCGGGCAACGTGTGACTTGCGACAAATGGGTCGAAGATCGCTTTGAAGAATGCGCAGGAGGTATTCACTTCTTTATCACGCGCGCAGAGGCGGAGGATTATTGGGATGCCTAACCTCGTCCTACTCGCAATCGGTCACGGTTTTATCTGGTCAGCAATCATTGTGTGGGCATTGTCATGACCTTTGAAGAAGCATACGCAGCCCGATGGAAACACGACGCAATCAAGGAAGGCCACCTAAAGCGGCTTCCTGCGTCTCGAAACAATAGCGGGTCAATCCGTCGCAAAAACGCAGATGATGCAATTCTAGCGTCAGTGCAAAAAGGCAACACGTGCATTGCTTTCGTTATGAAAGACACAGGGCTAGGAAAACATATCGTTCAAACCCGCTTGCGTTACCTTGGTGACATGGGTAAGATCGTGAAAATTGGACACCAATGGAGGGTGAGGGAATGACCGCAATTCAAGAGGCTATCGACTTCGCGCGGGAACATCCGTTTGAGTTTACGGCGGAATGCGTTATCGCTTTCGCCCTGATCTGGGGCGGCGCGTTTGCCGTTGCGGTAGTGGGGTAAAACAAAAAGGCCCCCGATTAAGGGGGCCTATCGTCAATCTGTCTGGCAGATTAGGTCAGAGTGCCTTTGCGCAGCATGTTCGGGCGGTTACACACAAACAGGGGATACGACACAACATCGTAACCGACATAGCGCGGGATTTCGTATTCACGATCTTCACGCTTGATTGCGTAGATCGACTGACCCGGAGTGCCGACATAAGGAATGAATTCGTCAGCCGGGGCCATGATCTCTTGGAACACGTCAGGAGCGCCAACCGGGAAGAATTTAGCCTCATTGGTCGCAACGGCGATTTCAGAGTTATCATCAGAACCGATGTAACGGTGCCAACGGATACCGCCAAACTCGAATTCCATCGAAGGATCAAGGTTTTTCAGTTCGGCCATAGCCGACCAATTCTGATAATACTTCTCAACATTGGCGTGTTGAGTTAGGGCAAACCAGAAGTCATCGCCTACGATTGCATGAACCTTGGTCTGACCCATGATCCAAGCGCCACGCGATGCGCGCTGCACCGATATGACCAATTCTTCGGCAATTTCCTTGACTTTGGTAGTCGCAACGTCAAGTTCAAACGAGATAGCAGCAGCTTCCGCAATTCCGAGTTCGGTATAGTAGTTGTAAACCGTGCCACCGCCATTGGGGTTAAGGAAACGTCCTTGCACAGCGGCGAGGCGCATGTATTCCTTGGTATAGGCGACGTTGTTTTTCAGGGCTTGCAGTCGGCGACCAACTTCAGCGGCAACCGCCATTTCTTCAGTCTGCGAACCGAATGCGCGGATACCAGCGATCTCATGCGCCCAAACGGTTTCCTGCTGGCCGATTTTCGGGACAGTCAGGCCAACCTTTTTGCGGGTATCACGTTCATACTGAGGCAGCGGAGCGCCACGTTCAACAATGCCTAGAAGGGCATTTGCGCTATCGCGGACTTCAAGGAAAATATCCTTTTGGCGGACAGGCTTAGGCGTAAAGATGCCCATATTGCCCAGCATGGTAGGAACGCTATCGAATTGATCGATAGCCGCAGACATTTCCATAGTGGAAAAACCGTCTGCCTTGAAAATATTAAGTTCAGCCATTGCTATATCCTCTTATCGGGCAATGATACCGAGCGCGGCGAGGCCAGCCAGAACGGTAGCTTCGGTGCCGGTGTAAATCAGTTTGTATTTCTTGACGGTGGCGTCACGGGCAACAATTGCGCGCTTAGCGGTAACGCCGCTTTCGATGTCAATCAGAAGGATGCCAGCGACATCTTCCGACCCATCTGCGCCAGCTTCGTTGTAAGGCACGTAGTTGCCGCCAACGGTCAGCTTGCCAAGAACGACACCTGCGAGACGATCTGCGCCGCCAGCGGCAACAGTGACTTCCTCAAATGAACGATCCCCATTTGCGGGCGTAATCAGAAACTCAAAATTACGCGCGAGTTCAGTAACGGTAGCCATTACTTTTCATCCTTCTTTTTCATGAATTGCGATAGGCCAGCCTTAACGCCGTCCTTTTCTTTCTCTTTGCCCTTCATCGCATCGGCCAAAGCCTTGCGGGCGGTTTCGTCAGCGGCTGGGGCTTTGTCGATAACCTTGAACATGCCAGCGATTTCAGCATCCGAAGCACCTTCAACAGCCTCATCGCCAAACTTGGCTTTAACAGCGTCACGGCGGGCCATTGCGTCGGCTAGTTCTTTAGCCTTGGCTTGAATTTGTTCATCGGTCAGGATTTTAGCCTGAGCATCAGCAAGTTGTGCTTTTAGTTCACCGATAGCAGTGTCTTTATCGGCAACGATCTTGGTAAGCGTATCAGCGTCGTCGGCCTTCACATTAATAGCCTTGTCGCCAATCGCTACAGCTTTCATTTCCATTTCTGGACCTTTCTCTGTAGTGAGCGGGGAAACTCCCCATTGATTAGCGGCACTGTCGCCAATGCGCGCCTCTGACCCGGCACGGCCTTTATCCACCAATGCCAGATGGTTAATGCGGATATTTTTCATAACCGCGTCATATTCCGGGTTATTATCCACAAATTCGATTTCCGCCGTGTATCCGGCTGATAGCTCTTTCTTACCGCCCTCAAAGTCACGAATTGCAGCCGCGTCTTTTAGGATCAAATCAAGCGCGAGAAACTCCCCGTCTCGCATAACATTCGCGCCAACCTCACCGACTGCAAGCTTTGACCAATTGTCCGCGTCTACCATTTCCGCAGGGTGATCGTTAGTCACAGGCGCATGGGCAAAACCTTTGACGCTATCAACTGCGAAAACCTCGCTTTCAGGGCGATAAACCCGAACGCGATGATTTCCCGTCATACCCAATTCGCTTGCAAGGTAATCCTGCACACCAGTTCGCACAGCCTTAGCGCGGGCGGTTACATAACCTTCGCTTGTCTTGCGCACAGTGCCAATTGAGGCTTTGTCAAGAAATTTTTGCTTCATAAATTGTTTTTTAGCATTGGTGTTGCAATCTTGCAAATTGGCGGTTTTATCTTCCGCCTCAAACTCTTTTGGTTCCCATGCGCGGCACGTTCTCAGGTTGTGGCAGATAAAATCAAACTTCTCGCAATACCCACGACCGCCGCCATCCTTGTCGTATTCGTCCATCGGAATGGCTTCCATCTTCGCCATGGCCTCTGTCGTATTGTTGAAATACTCGCAATTCGCGCAAAGCATCCGCCTAGATTGCGCAACATCAACCATCATGGCCTTTGAATACTCATCCCAAAAATCAGGATTTGCGTCCGGCAATTCACTTGCCTTCTCAGGCCCTAAACCGTGGTATTTTGAAACAATCGCTCGATTGGCTTCATTGGATACAATGTTAAATTCAGGCATTATCAATCTCCGAATTCGCAGTATCTCCGTTGCTATCCGGCAATGAACCTTCATCCGGATCATCTTCCAAATCGTCCCCAGCTTCTTCTAGCTTGGTTTCCAATCCGGGGAACGTGCCTGCCTGCACAAGCGCCGAAATTGTCGGTTCTGCGACAATATCAAGCGATAGTCCCATGCGAATAAGCCGTTCTGCGCTTGTCGTGATCTTATCCGCAATCTCGGCTTTTTCCTTGTCCGAAACCTGCCACAACGAAGCCCATTGATACCACAGATCAGCCGGACGATTACCTAGAGCGGAACGAATTAGGCATTCGTCAATAACCCGCAATGCAGGCTCAATATCGTTGGTTTGCATGGTGCCAATGGAATCGTAGTAATTAGACAACTCCAGATCACCAGTTGACCCAAGCCCGCCCGCACTAGTTCCGAAAAGCATGGCGCGCGGGATACCGACAGCCGCACTAACTTCCTCTTGCGCCTTTTCAATCACGTCCGGTAATGTGGCAAAACTAACTTGGAATTGTTTGAAGTCCTCGCCCGGCACATCTTTATTAGACGAAGCCGAAAGCAATCCAATGGATTGATTATCCATCATTCGATTGAACAATGCGAAGCGGTCAAGAATAGCTTGGGATTGCCTTTCATCCTTAAGCAAATCCCCAAGGCCCGGAACGCTGATAATCTTGAGACGGCTTTCAAATACCAAATGCGCGATGTTCGCCACAATCCCGTCGTGGCGCTTGATTGCTGGCATGGCGGATTGCAAAACAGATCGGCCTTCCCGACCGAATACCATATCGCGCGGGTCTTCATCACCCCAGAACGTTACAAGCCGCGACGGGTCAATTCGAACAATTCCAGCACTAGGGCTTGACAATTCGTAATATCGCGGCGAACCGTAATTAGGCGACATAGGGTCATCGTCTGTGTCGCCGTCCACAATCTCACGCTTGCTGATAACCGTAGCGAACCGGATACCGCCCATTTTGACACGATTGACGTTAACAGGCTGCGAAGGATCGTCACCTAGGTCAAAATACACATGCGCCCGACCAAACAGGCGGGCAAGGATCATCGCCCGCTCAAACTTGGCCCGAAGGTCTAACCGCTTTTCCTCTTGTTCCAGCCTACCGACCTGCACAGGGTCCGCTTGCCACTCGCGCCACTTACGAAAGCAATCCTTGGCAATCTGATCAACAGCCTTGCGGGGTAGCCATGCGCCCGTATAGGCGCTGATAGCCTCTTGATCGGTCAATGCAGGCGTGGAGTAGGTGACGGATGCCGCCTTATCCTTTGACGTGCCTAGACCGCCAACGAGAGAAGTAAGTGTATCTTTGATGTCGATTGCGCTTGCCATGGGGGCTAGTGTATGCTAAGAGGTGTCGGGATGCAAAAGAGGGCACAAGACATGCTTACTAACATTACCCCCGGAAAATACCGCACACGTGACGGCGGGGAAGCCGTTGTGATTTCTGTGATTGACGTGACCTATGATCCTGTTATCGGGTATAGGGTTATTCAGTGTGATGGTTATAGCTATGCAAGCGTGGAGAAATGGGGACGCGATGGGCGAGTGTATTTGACGATTGATGATGAAGCCGATCTGATCGAAAGGATTTAGGAATGACCGAAGGACCATATTATCGCGTGGTAACTCACGGTTACTATGGATCGTGGTATAAAGTCCAAATATGGCGCTGGTGGTTTCCAGTTTGGTGGACTATCCGAAATTACCTTGATACAAAGGATCAAGCCGCTGAATTTATTCGCGGTCACTCAACTTATTATGATGGGGCAGAATGATGACCGAAGAAGAATGGGGACCGTGGATTGATCATGATGGGAAAGGATACCCAGAATGTGTAATTGGGCGTGTCTGCCAAGCTACAGAAGTTTGCCGCTCTAGAGGCGTCTTCACTGATGTTGAATTTATTTGCCTTGGCCAATGGCCAGATGGTGGAAGTTGGAACTGGAATAACTACCCAGAAACGACAAAAGTCATCCGCTACCGCATCCGCAAGCCCAAGGGCATGAAAATCCTTGAACAGTTGCTTGATAATTTGCCGCAGGAGGTTGATGCGTGACCCTATCCGCCCTATGCCTAGCAATGGTCATGTATGGCGAAGCCCGAGGTGAAGGCGCTAACGGTATGCTGCACGTCGCGGAAACCGTTATTAATCGCGCTGCGTCTCCTGAATACCCTGATACCGTTTGCGAAGTCGTTAATCAGCCCGGACAATACTACGCGGTCAAGGGGCGCGGCAAAGAATGGAGAACAGCTACAGGCTTGGCAGAGGATATCCTTGCAGGCGAAAATATCCTACCAAACACAGGCGCAACACATTTTTTCTCTGGACAAGTGCCGCATTGGGCCGATAAGATGCAGTTAGTTGCCAAGGTTGGCAGTCATATGTTTTACAAGGAGTGATCAAATTGGATAAAGCCGTTTTCGTATCGTCAATCTTTATGCTTTTCTTGGCCACATACGCCGAAATGCGATTGACGTGCTTAGAAAGCGGTGGTAATTGGAACTACGGAACATGCCGACTGTAGCTTAATGGTAAAGCCGCCTGCTCATAACGGGTTAATTGCAGGTTCAAGTCCTGCCAGTCGGACCAAATAACTGCGCGTAGCTCAACTGGATAGAGCAAGAGACTTCTAATCTCTAGGTTGTGGGTTCGAATCCTACAGCGCGGGCCAATGCGGCCTTAGCCCAAAAGGTAGAGGCAACTGACTTAAAATCAGTTAAGTATGGGTTCAAATCCCATAGGCCGCACCATTAAACCCAAGAATAATCTACCTTACCCCTGCGCATGATTGGCTCTAGAGCGTATCGCAGGGCGTCAATCCAATGGTTATAGGCGTCAAGCGGAACGTCAGTGATAAACGGCTGTCCGGTTTCAGGATCAATTCTATTACGGTCAACCTTCCAACTGTAAAGCTGAAATTCCTCTAACGTCCGTTTGCATCTTGGGTGGATATATACCCGCTGAAACGACCTGATAAACGCGATGCCGTCCTCGATTGATCCGGGACCTTTCTTGGCGCTTTCAATCTTGTCCATACCCATGCGGCGAACATGGCTAATCATTGCAGGCTGCGCGCTATCAGCATTAATCTTGTAGGTCAGAAAATCAGGTATCTTTTCACACTCTGCCTTGACTTGATCTAACTCAATCCCGGTTCCGCCTGCCTCATAGTCGATGTATAGACATTCGTCATTAATCCAAGCCCTGATTGCGGCAGTCGGATCGTTTGAATAGCCCCAGTCTAGCCCTTGATACGGCCCGTCAAAAGTTGCGCGGTCAGCCGTGAATTCCTTGACCTCAAACTTGTTATTGAAAATCTGCGTCTTGCTGTTTTTTAGGTAATGCCCTAGCCACCTGTGCGCGTATGTGGCATAGTCGAAGATACGCAGGTCGCGTTCCTGTAGGGCTTGCATCCGCTCGCCGAAGAACGGGTTATCTGTGAAATTAATATCCCTGACAATGCTACTTGGCGCGGTGTTTTTGATAAACCGAAAGTCAACAGGGCTATTTTCTGTCTTTGGGTTATATATGACCCACATTTCAGATTTAGGTTGCCGGAATACCGTAGCTTCAAGATTGGCCCAACTTGCCTCTGGAATGTCTTCGGCTTCCTCTATGATTGTAAGGTCAATCTTTGCAAGCGACTTGATCGACTGCGGGTTTCGATCAAGCCCCTTGAAAATGAATTGCGTTCCGTTGCGGCCCGTGATGCTCTCTTTTGTTACCGTGTAATGTTCGGCCAGAAACGGATGCAATGCCAGCGCGTCCACAACTTCCCTGTGAAAGCTTTCCGCGATTGAGTTCTGGAATTGACGGACGCATAGGATACGCAGCGGCTCGGCATAACCCCAGATCGCCGCCATTGTTGCAGCGCCGACCGACTTGCCAGAACCGCGCCCGCCTCTTAACACGCGGTATTGATGCCCGCCTCTAGGCGCGGAAAACACTTCTAGGACTTTCGCTGGCAGGGTTACGGTTGCATCTTCCATGTGGCACTAATACCACAAAGCCCCGCCCGGTTAAAGGCGGGGGGGTGATTTATGGATCATATAGCCGGGTTATGATCTATTAATCATCCCGCACCGTGTTAAAGTCGGGATTCGTACGACAAAACACAAACCGTTTTGGATTTCGTGCATCAATTCATCTGGCAAGTCTTTAGTAGCAATCCCGTGCGAATACCTGCCAGCGCCAAGAACCGCGTCAATTACAATCGTTGCAGCCTTTTCCCGGCGTTTTGCTTGTTTCTTTTGGTCTTTTGTCGCCCCATCGTCTTGGATTGCCATAGATGCAGCCTTGCGAATTTGTCGCAGGTTGGCGATCTGGGTATCCGTCCAGTCGGATGCGAACTCAATGGGAAGGCGCTTCATTTCATCGCATCCCATGCGGCAAGGGCGGCGATAGCGTCACGATCCCATTGTAACTGAAATTCACTATTTGTCTCGATGCAATCCCTGACCAATTCGATTAGCGCCACCAGTTCCGGTGCATCGGCGCGGATCATCCTTACTACGCGGCCAAAGTCTGGGTGGCTGGCAAAATGGATGCGCGGGTCAAAGTCTGGCGTGTCAGTCATACCGCACCTCATTTCTTAACCGCGAAAGTCCATCCCGTCGCGTTCATGCCGTCAACAAATAGCACCCCATCACGCAAAGCAACACGATCCGCCCGCTTGATATGCCGCTTAGGGTCATTCGTGCGGCGGTTATACGCAAGGACGGTTTGCCCTTGCGCTATGGTTGACAGGATGAAGGCGTGTTGGCGGTGCATGGGTGATCCTGTTGATATGTGTGACCCTAGCCGATTGCGGGGCTAGGGTCAATGGGTTTAGGCTTTGACCACGCAAATGCCGCCATCAACCGTTTTGACCAACTTGAAACGGATCGGTTTATCTTCGTTTTCCATCGCGCGTTCGGCTTTGCGCTTTGCGATGATCTCTGCGTATTTACCAGCGTTAGTCATCTCGTCCATCCTTATCAGCGTTTCGTTACATAGACACTAGCCTAAACCAAGCGCCATATCAAGCGGAAATCATCGTCCGCAGTTGTTTTTCTTGGGCGTCCCATGCTGCGGCCCGCGCTGCGGCCCGTGATGCGGCCCATGCTGCGGCCCATGCTGCGGCCCTTTCATTTTCCGTAGTATCGTCATTCCGAATCATTGCAATTTGATTGCGGACACGATCATCATTTGGGCGATCATCTTCAAAATAATGCAGAACCTGTTCGGCACACCACGCATGAAAATGCCGAGAAAGACGATCAAGAGACTTCGTGCGCAGGCACCAGATAGCATCGTCCAGACCATTGCTTTCAAGGATGGTGAGAAGCGAAAGTGGTTCATCGTCGGCTTTGATTTTGCCGAGATGCTTCAACAGCTTTTCCCATCCTTCCTTGCACGGGGCATGTTTGCGGATTTCATTCAGCGTGGTGATCGAGTTGTATTCCATGATCTGCATCCTCTGTTGCGTTAGGGGTAGAATACAGCATTGGGATGACAGGTCAATAGGAAAAAATCGCACCCGGCGGAAATAAATCGCTTGCATGAGGCTTGGGGCTGGTGTATCTATGGTGACAAGGAAACGCTAATAGGAGAAATGGGAATGGAACGCAGCATGACACAAGGCGAAGCAAACAAAGCCGCACTAAATATCGCATATAACGGCGCGACAGGTGAGGCTTTCATGCGCCTTGATAAATTCAACAGGATTGTTGAAGTGTCTGAAATGCCGGGCGAAGGCGAGTGGGTCTTGATCGCCAACAAGCGGAATGGCCTGCGCGTGTGCCGCTAACCACCATGCTTTCGCTTGATCGCATCTACAACAGCATCCCCGGCGGCAATGACGTTAATCACGCGCGGGGATGCGCTTCCATCTGATGACGTGTTGTCAACAGGCTGCGTAGGCGAGCCAAAGCCGCGATCTTCGCTATCTTTCAACAGGCGCAGAGCGTCCGAGTTAAGCAGAGATAAGCGATCATCATCCGATGCGCTGCCATCCAATAGATTGGCAAACGCGCGAACTAAGCCAAGCCTTGCCTTTGCCGCAAGCTCTGCTGCCTCAATTTCTGCCTTGCGATGTTCGCTAGTTTTTCCGCCAGGATTGCCAACGCATCCCGGCTTAAATCTAGTCTCAGGTGATGGATCAGGATTTGCCATATATTTCCATCATTAAGGAATTAGCAGCCAGTCCCGCCGCCAGTGTGTTTAGTTATTTTCATTTTGATCTTCTTCCCAAAAATCCAACATTTCCCGCCCTAAATTTGTCAAATCCAACCTGATGCAATGGTTAGCCCTATCAAAACTTGACGTGATATAATCCAATTCGATGCACCTGACAATGACCGCGCGGGCATGTCCGACTGTTGGCATGTCTATCATGTTCGCCGTCTCGATGCAAACCGCCGTCATAGCATCGCCCCACTTCAGGCCGAAGTTGTCAGCGATTGCGGATAGCAAGCGGGCCTCATCCTGCTGAATGGTGAAGTCCTCATTCTGCCAAGGTGGTGGCCATATACCACTCGCGCGAAGTGTGGCAAGGTCTTTCTGGTATTGCGCAGCTAGTGCATTGCGCAGATGGTCCTGATAATCAGGCGCTGGGGTGTCGGTTGAATAGTCGAAAAGTGTATCCATGCGCCTAGGTTAGCGCATGGGGTAGGGTGGTGTCAAGCATGCATGGCATCATCGTGGGCTGCGTCAAAGTTTGCTTGCAATGTTGCGGCAAACCGTTCTGCGCCGATTTTTGACTGATACACATACCGCATCCGGGTTTCGCCCATGATTTCAGCCGCGTCTTGGTCAAGTTGGACGATGTATCGGTGTTCCATGTTCGGACCGAAGGATTTGCGGATGGTGCATGCTTTGAAAGGTGCTGCCATGACTTGGTTTCCTGTGTTTAGTTATGGGCAGAATACATCACTGGGCGGGGCAGTCAACAGGAAAAATCGTCATGGGGTGCGAATTATTTTGTTGCATGGGGTGGCGGGTGATGTATGGTGTTTGTAACGCCGCATGGTGCGGTTGATGGAGATGGATATGGAAACTGCACAGGCATATGACAACAAGACTACCCGCGTAGCCTACATCTACGATACGGCTCGGCCTTGGGTGGCTATGAAGCCGAAAGGATACATCAACCGCATCATTGGCCATTACAAGACCGCAAAGGGCGCGCAAGCTGCGGCGGACGCATGGAACAAGGATAATGCAGCATGACCCGCGACCTAGCCCTAGACGCGCTGCGCTATGTCACCCGGACCTACAAGGATGACGCGGCGCATAACCGAAAGATGTATCGTCGCTATGGTGGCGATTGGGCGGCTGCGAAGATCGCGGCTGGCAAGGTTGTGACTGACCACGGCGACCGCGAGTGCTACGCGGTCCTGCTAGACATGGTGTATCGTGCAATAGACGGTGACGTGCAAAAGCCGGAGAGACAAGGCCTAGGACAGTTTGGCGGATTGTCCTAGGTATCGTAACCCTATCGTGCAATAGACCATCTATCGTGCAAAAAGGCCCGCTGTTATGGCGGGTTTTTTTTCGCGGATTTATCATAGTAATATACTCCTAACGATACACGCATTCAGCTATCCATATGTTAGCGATAACACATAAAGAAAACAATAGGTTATTATCTATTTATATTTTTACTTATTGATTAGTATGGATACACACCAATCTCTTGTCTCTTGTCTCTGTCTCTTTTTCCAGATGTATATAAGGGGGGTCACTATTCACTAGGCAAAAAACTTGCTAGGCAAACTATATTTTTTCCTTTGTTTACAATTACTTGGTTGAATAGTTCCAAGGTTATCCGAATGAATAGCACTTTCTCGCACCCCATCAAAAACAGTCAAAATGCACCTATATCTTTACAATAGCCACTAACGTAACTATACGTTGCTTACGTGCTAACGTAAGGAGATTGCAGTGCAGGTTAAGAGACTGTCGGCTGGTATGGTAGATATTGACGGTGTTGTGTATGTGCGGTTGGAGTTTGTGGATACGCCGAATGAGGCTATCAGAAGCTATATTTCCGGCATGCTGCGGCGTAATGGGGAGACTTCTCATGGTGTGATCCTCAACAGGTTCCGGAAGTGGCATCATAAGGATGTCAGGGATGTTCTTG